TGGTTCAGTACAGACACAGATTTTAGGTTTATCAGTAGGTACGACATACACAGAAGAAAACTGCCTCAGACTAAAGAAAGCACAAAAGTTATATATGTTTGGAATGAAAGTAGCAGCAGTTAGTGTGATGTGCCAAGACCCAGATGTATGGTCTGCAATGATGTCGGCTGGAACACCTTGTCCTATAGATGGTTTGATTGGTGATGAGGCTAAAAGAGCATGGGCAGTTAAGACAGATGAGATACCAATGCCAGAGGAGAAGAATGAAATTAGTGTTGCAGAAAAGCGTGAAAAGGCTCTTAGCATTATGGGTACTGTTGCTGCTGCCTTTATATTCTTTTAGTTACGAATTTGGCTATACAAGTAATGCTGCTTTATATGGCAATACTTGGAAAATGAATACAGGCACTTTAGGTATAAGTGCTGAAGAAGGTTTAGATATAAGTGGTGTGCTTTATAACTACACAACAGTTAAGAATGTAGTAGATGACTTTACAGTTACTATAGAAAATGACAAAGTTGGTGGTGGCTATATTTTTCAAGACACAGAAGATTGGTCTGGCAAACATGGTGGAAAAGTACAGAATGTTATACCTTTACCATACACACCAATAGAACAGTTTGGTGATGGTAGGATCAGAGGCACAGGTACAGGAAGTATAGAGGATGTAACAATACTTTATATGTACAGATGGGATTTATGTAGAAACGCACAGAATGATGAATCATGTCCTAACTACATACCACCATTGCCAGTTATACCTAAGATAGAAATATATGATGCTTTAGATGATGAGTTTGTTAAAGATACAACAGAAGCGGTGGATGACAACCTTCTGGATAAAAAGGAAGAAAAAAGAGAAACAGAAGAAGAAGATGAAGAAAGAGAACGATTAGAAATAGCATTGGCAGCTACAGAGAATGCCTTAACCATAGCTAACACAACATCACAAGCATCTCTCTTAAAACAAATAAACAAAGCTACAAATATTAACTCTTATTATGTAGCACAGATCCAGGGTGGGATGTATCGTGAGTCTATAGCGTTACAAGGTGGTAAAATAGTAGACAACAAAAAAGCGTTAAGAAGTTTAGGGCAAGATAAATTAATGAATGAAATGATAGGAGATCAATACAAATGAATAAATTATTAGCAATTAGTTTAGTTCTTGTGCTTACTGGCTGTTCTATGTTTGCAAAAAAAGTAGAGGCCAACACTAATATTAATGGCAATGTAGAGTCAAGATGTACAGTTAATACTGATACTGTTGGTTATTACGGAAACCCTAATGCGTATACTCTTACTACTTTACCTGCAAGTAATGGTCAAGTACCTATTGTTCGTGTAGATACATCTTTGGCTAATGCTTACAAAGCACAAATAAGCTACCCCACATCTTTTAGTTCAAGTCCAAGTTTAGGTGACACCGTTGTATGGACAGGAGAAGTAGCAGTAGACCAAACATCATCCTCTGACATGTCTGGTTATCAAGCAGCTAGTACAGTATCGAACGGTGGAGCAATGCGAACTTACGCTTTAGCACATGCAGGAACAACTTGGTTTAGTGTAACTTCAGTTGCTACTTATGGTGGTGGACAACAAAAGGCATTTCCTGGTGGTTCTTATACAGCAGTCGTAGTAGCTGAATGTATCGCTCAGTAATACTATGGGTATTGCTATGTAGTTCTGTAGCTGCCCATGATATGACACCCACTTACCCAAAGTGGAAAATGTCGTTTATACCGAGTGCCAAGATGACCACAATGCAAGTGTTTAATAAAAGGTCAGATGTAGAGTGGTATCAGATTGGAGTGTTTGACAAAGAATGGCAGCCAATACCGTTTGTTAGTCGATACAAGATAATAAACATAAAGTATTTAAAGCGTGTTGAGTTTGATGTTTATGTTAATGAAGAAAACGCAAAATTAGCAGAATACATATGCACAACATCAAAACTTAGAGGCAATGATGACTTTAAGCCAATAGTAGAGTCTAAGATTTGTTCGAGGTTTAAGTGAAACGGTGGTTAGTTTTGTTATTACTAAGTTCACAGGTAATAGCAGAAAGCAGTTCGATGAGTTTTTCGATACCTAGTATCAGTTCAGTAAGTGGTTCGGACAGTATTAGGGCGGGTGACTTAGATTGTAAGAATGCTATAGGTGGTAGTACAAACTTTGAGATTGGAATGACAGGTGTAATTAATAATGCTGTTGTGCCAATTATAGGGAAAGAAGGAGATGATCCGCAGACTAAAGACATAGGATTGTATGCTAGGTTAATCATTCCTTTAGATGCACCAAACGAAAGAATTAATTGTAATACGCTGTATCAACTTGAATTACAAAGAAGAAGGTTAGAAGTAGAAAGATTAAAGCAAGAAATTGAATATTTGAAATTAATGCAAGAAAATGGTGACTTTAATAACTAATGGCTGATCTAGGAGAAAAAGTTGCACAAGTTGAAGGTTTAGTTGATAAAAGACTAAAATTTCTGGGATTAAGGTTTACATATACCAGTTTGGTCGCAGCATTTGCCCTAATTTCAACGATTGTTGGTTCACTCTATGGAGGGTTCCTGTTATATCAAAAAGTTGAAGGAATCGCAAATTTAGACCTTGATGCTATAGCTGGACAAATGGCAAAGACTTCTAGCGATGTTATGAGAATAGAAGAACATGCTAATGCTATAAAAATTGAGTTAAAAAAAGATATGACTGATTTGCGTAACAGTCAATGGAACTTAGAGTCAAAGGTAGATACTAAATTACAGTCTGTAGATACAAAACTTACAAACTACGACACTAAATTAGATCGCTTCGACATTAAGGTAGAGCAGACTAAAGTAGACATGGAAAAGCGTATACAAGAGTCTTTAGACAATCCACTAGCTAATTAGGAGATATTATGGGATACGGTAAAAAACCAAAGAAAAGATGATGGATGATAACAGAGTTCAATTGCAATTAGATAAACATACTTCACAAATAAGTAAGCTGTTTAGCAAGATTGATGACACTAATTCCAAGATACAAAAGATATTTAATATGCTTAACCAAATTAGGTATTTTTTGTTAGGTGGTTTTGCTTACTTCTTAGCTTCTGAAGTAGGGATTTTTAATGTATTGAGGTTGGTCGCATGATTGGATTTTTAACTAATGTAGCACCAATTGCACTTGGATTTGTTGCTAAATTGTTTGCACTTAAAAGTCAAGCAGCACAAGAACAACAAAAATTAATGATTCAGAACCTACAAGTTCGTAATGATTCTATTAATATGGCAAGAGATCGAGCAGACAAAGAAAGTCCAATGGCTGCTATGAATCGAAGAATTATTATTTTAACTATACTAGCTTTAGTTATATTTACACAAGTAGCACCTGTATTTTGGGATATACCAACAGTTATTCCTACAGTTACAGAAGGTTTTGATATTTTAGGGATTCAATTGACACCTGATGTGATAGAATATGTTAGTGTAGAAGGGATGTTGAAATTTGATGAAATATTTGGATGGGCAACAATGATAATCGAATTCTACTTTGGAGCGCAACTAGCAAAAGGTAGGTAAAAATGAAAAGGGCGATTGTTATACCCGATCAACACTTTCCGATACATGATGAGAGTGCGGTCAAAGTTGTACTAAAGGCGATAGAAATTATTAAGCCAGACATATTTATTAATCTGGGTGATGTTGGAGAATGGAATTCTGTATCGGGTCATAGATACAAAAGGCAAAAAAGACCACCATTAGAATACCAACTACCAGAGATAGACAAAGAAGTTAAAGCTGTAAATAAGCAAATAGACAGGTTTGACAGGGTGTTAGACAAGATTAAATGCAAAACTAGACATATACTTGCAGGTAATCATGATGAGTGGCTAGATGCCTTTGTAGAGGAAAACCCATACCTAGATCAGTATTTATTTAGAAATGCTTGTAAATGGGATGACAGGGGTTATGAATATCGTAAGTACAATGAGGTTTTAACCATTGGTAAGTTGTCTTTTGTACATGGTGCGTATACAACAACTACTCATGCTAAGACACATTTAGAAAGATATGGTACAAACATTATGTACGGACACACACATGATGTTTCAAGGTTTTCATCAACAAGATTATTAGATGGAAATATAAGTGCTTGGTCAATGGGTTGTTTAAAAAATATGTCAGCAGAAAACAACACATGGTTAAAAGGCAGACTACATAACTGGAATCATGCTTTTGGTATTGTAACTTTTTTTGACAATGGAAATTTTCAAGTTGAAGTTGTAGACATAGTAGATGGTAGATGTTCAGTATGGGGAAAAATAATTAAAGGATAGGTTATGACTTATAGAGAATTAATTAATGAAGTTTTAATAAGATTGCGTGAAGATACAATCGCAACAGATTGGTCAGGTGCTATTAACGATAGTTCAAATGTATCTGCTTATCACAAAGTTATAGGATCATTAGTTAATGATGCTAAAAGAGGTGTCGAAGAAAGACATGATTGGCTTAATCTTAGAGAAACAGTTGATATATCTACAGTAGCAAGTACAAAAAACTACAATTTATCATCTGGTCAAGAAATAAAAATATTGGATGCCATAAACAACGATACAGGACTTCATTTACATCAGGTAAGCAAACAGTATATTAACACCGTAAAATACCCTACAGACGATACTGGTGAGCCTTTATATTATGCTTTTAATGGTAGTGATAGTTCTAATAATTTAAAAGTAGATTTTTCACCAGTTCCTACTGAGGCACACACTATTTCTTTTGATGTTGTTAAGTATCAAGACAAACTTACAAATGCTTCTACAGTTTTAAAAGTACCAGCACAGCCAGTAATACTTGGAGCATGGGCCAGGGCAATAGCAGAAAGAGGTGAAGATGGTGGTACACAATCTAGTCTAATGGCTCAAGAAGCTAATGAAGCACTTAAACAAGCAATTATATTAGATAGCGGTAATACTAAATACGAATCAGATTGGTTTGTAAATGAAAACCATAGTAGTCAATACGCAACAGGATTAAATTTTAGATAATGGCAAAATCTTTAGCATATCAACCTTTAAATGATTTTGGTGTTAATGGACTTAACACACAAGATAATCCTGCAACATTAGATCAGAGTTATCTGACTTCTGCTAACAATGTTGTACTTAGAGAGTCTGGAAGAATATCATTTAGAAAAGGTTTCAAACAAAAGGTAGTGCCAACAGGAACAGCTATTGGCTCAATGATTGAGCATTTTGACCAATCTGTAACTAACGGTGTTAATAAAATATTTGCAAGTTATGGCACAAGCATATACAGAATTGACTTTACTGCACCAAATGCTGCTTTTCCTAGTAGTGGTGCTGATGTTAAACATACTGTAGCTAACTCAACTGGCAACTGGCAATTTGTTAATTTTAATAGCAGATTACATTGCTTCCATGCTGGAGTTGTTCCACAAAGATATGATGGTAGTTTAAGTTCTGGTTCTAGGTGGACAGCACATGCGACTGATCCTGCTTCTATAAGTACATTATTTGACCCAAGTTGCGGTATGGGATTTTATGGAAGAATATGGTGTGGTGGTGTAGCAGAGGCTAAAGATGTTGTTTATTATTCTAATTTGCTAGATGGTGATGATTGGACAGGTGGTGATACTGGCTTAATTGATTTAAAGAAAGTTTGGGGCGATGATGAAGTTGTAGCACTAGCACCTTTTTATGGAAAATTAGTGATATTTGGAAAAGAAAACATTGCTATATATAACTCACCACAAACTGTAAGTTCTTTAGCACTTGACGAGGTTATACGAGGTGTAGGTTGTATAGCTAGAGATAGCGTTCAAGCTATCGGTGATGACCTAGTGTTTTTATCAACAACTGGATTACGCTCACTTGCTCGTACTACAGAAAAAGATAAATTACCTCTGACAGATTTAACTGTAAATATTAAAGACACAATAATTAGAAATATTGGTCAAAGCACAAATGTTAAAAGCGTGTATGTAGAAAACGAAGGCATATACATAATGACTTTTACTGACAAAAACATTACTTATATTTTTGATTTTAAGCATATTACTCCACAAGCTGCACCAAGAATAACAACTTGGTCTTTTGAGTCAGATAGAGAACCTAGTGCAATGATATATACAGAGTTATATAGTGGTTTATTAGTTGGTCAAAAAGATGGTGGTATAGCTGGATATGAAGGTTATTTTGATACGGATTTGGCTTGGGTTAGTTCGGCAGCTAGTTATACTAACTCTGCCTTTACTGCTGATATATCTAGTATATGGATTAGAGTGGGCGATTTAGCTGCTTCTATTCTTAAAAAAATGATTTTAGTCTTAGAAGGTGGTTCTGGAGCATCTTTAGGTTTAAGGTGGTACAAAGATTTTAGTATGAATTCATCATCTACAACACAAATTGCTTTAGCTCCAGCAACAACTGGAACAACAGCTTTATGGGGTGCTTCTACTTCTTTATATGGATCAGCTAAATATACACCCATATATGGACTAGAAGAATATAAAACAGCACTAACAGGTAGTGCAAAACATCTAAAACTTAATATGAGTATTGTATCTAATGGATACGATGTGAGTGTTCAAGATTTAGCAATTATTTCAAAACAAGGAAAAATACGATGAGTGATTATACTTTAGCAGTCAATTGGTCAGGAAAAGATGCTCTCTCAGATAGTGATGCTGCGAAAGTAATATCTGGCTCTGACTTTAATACTGAATTTACAACAATAAGAACAGCAGTTAATTCTAAAGCTGATACCAATGGTGATAGCGGAGAAGATTTTGCTATTAATAACGCAACAGTAGCAGGTAATACCACTATAGGTGGAACACTTGCAGTAACAGGAGATACTACAGCACCTACACAAAGTGCTTCTGACAACTCTACTAAAGTTGCAACTACAGCTTATGTTACAACAGCAGTAGCAGCAGTTAGCAAGGCAGTTATTAACGGACACGCTTATCCAGTAGGCTCTATATACACATCAGTAGTAGCTACTAATCCTGCTACATTATTAGGTGTTGGTACTTGGGCAGCTTTTGGAGCAGGTAAAGTAATGGTAGGTATTGACTCTGGTGATACAGATTTTGATACCGCAGAAGAAACAGGCGGTGCTAAAACTCATACTCTAACAACAAATGAAATACCTGCACACAAACACTATCAAGAAAATAGTGGTGGTAGCAGTACAGTTACTTGGGCGCCATTTCAACCAGCAGGTAACTCTAGATATTCTGATGGTGGTGGACAAGACACAAGTAGGGCTGTTGGTAATACAGGTGGTGGAGCAGCACACAACAACATACAACCATATATCGTAGTATATATGTGGAAACGCACAGCATAGGAGAATAGAATGGCAGATAATTACGATAAAGCAGCATATGGGGGGCAAAACCCACGCCCATCAAATTCTCGTGGAAACAGAAGGGGAAAATACGGTAGAGCGGAAGGTGGTGGTACAAACTTATACGGACAAAGATATAGTACTGGTGGTGGATTTGGTTTACAACAAGGAGGAATGTTTAATATACCTTTAGGTGGTTTTGGTGGTGGAGGTCGTAGAGGCTCTGCTTTTGCTGAAGAAGATTTAAAAAGACAACTTGAATATGATAAAGCTATTTGGGAAAGGTCTACCCCTAATGTAAGCGGTGTGGGTGGTAATGTAACTTGGGATAGAGATACAAATACAGTTACAACTAGTTTGACACCAGAAAACCAAGCTATCTACGATGCAATGACTGAAAGACAGGGTATGTTTGGTGCAAGAGTTAATGATTTATTGGGCGGTGGTTGGGAAGATGCCCAACAAAAAAGATTTGATCAAATGAGAGGCATGTATACATCTAGTGATGCTAGAGAAGATGCTGCCATGAGAGAAAGACAATTGGCTACTGGTGCTTCTTCTACAGGTATATATCAACAACTAGCAAATCAAGCAGCTTTAAGAAATGAAAGAAACTTGGGATTACAAAATCAAGCGTTTTTAGAATCTCAACAATTAATTAATTCTAATTTACAAAGACAACAAGGTGATATAGACACAATGATGAATGTCGGAGAAGTTGCTAACAGAATGAAAGTAATGCCTGTACCTAACACTTCAGGAAATATGAATAATGTTAGTAGTGCCTCTACAGCTTGGGCAGATTTACAAGCACTTGAGGCTGCTAAAAAGTCAAAAGGAAGAAGTGATGCGTGGGGTTCTATATTAGGAAGCCTTTTTAAATAGGAGATAAGAATGGCAACAAACTTTACAATGCCAAGTATGTTTGACACAAGATATGCTATGGACAGACAAATGGAACTTGATGCTCAAAAGGTAGGACAAATAGGTGGTGGAGGTAAAAGATACGGAATGTATTACAATTCTTCATTGCTTGGTGATCGAGATAATGCAGCATTAATGAGTCTGACAGGCATGATGGGTGGTCAAGGTGATCCTAGAATGCAAAAGCAAATGGCTATTGATACTATAATGCAACAATATCCAAGTCCAGAAACTCCTGAAGATTTTAAAGCTATATCAAACGCATTAAGACAATCTGGCTTATATGAAGAAGCTGATCGTGCTATGTCTATGGCTAATGATATTATTAAATCAACTCCTGCTAGAACTAAAACTAAAGCTGCAGATGGTTATTATTATTTTGATGATACTGGTGAAAGAGTATTTGCAGATGTAAAGAAAACTGAAACAGAAATTAATGACCCTAAAAAATTAGCTTTTTCACTTTTTACTAAAAGTCCAGAATATCTTACTTCTACTAATAAAAGCGAAGCAGTTCTTAAATGGAGTCAAGATTGGGATGCAAAAAATAATCAAGGCGAAATGTCGTATGCTGAAGAAGTTGCACAAATACAAGAAATGCAAAATCCCGAAACAGGTGAAAAGTATACATATGCTGAAGCAGTTGAACGATATGATAGAAACAAAAGAGAAACATCACAACAAAAATTGTTAGTTGAAGCAGGAAAAGATGATATTGAATACACTAATAATGCAGTTAGTACACTTAATGAAAATGCTGGCACAGCCAGTAGGGCCTTAAAAAGTTATGAAAATATTATTAAAGCCTATGAAACAGGTGGCAAAACAGGCAGATTAGAAAAAGCATTTTTAGATATTAAAGGAGTTTTAAGAACTTTAGGATACCAAGGCGATATTAGTGAAATTTCTTCTAGTGAAGTTTTGTTAGCTGAATTTAACAATATTGCATTAGACAATATGGCAAAATTATCTGGATCTGCTTCTGATAAAGATGTGGCGTTTGTAGTGTCTGGCGGGCCATCATATGATAAATCACCAGAAGCTAACCAAATTTTGATTGGTCAAGCAATGCATTTATCAAAAGAAGTAATGAACGCAGCAGCATTTCAAGGTAAATGGGTAAATAATTATTTAAAAAATAATAAAAATGTTTATCCTAAACAATGGGAGTTAAATGCAGCAATGTCTGCTTTTGCAAATAGAGGAGATACATCACCAGAAGCATTAGCCAAATACGGAACAATTTGGGAAAGTGAAGCATTTAAATCAGTAGGAACAAGAGAAGAGTTAGTTGGAATTTATGGCAACAATATTTACGATGGTTGGGCAAAATACGACAAAATAAAACAACAAGATTTAACAGTTGAAAATGAAACAACACAAAACATAAGTATTGTAGATGCAGCTAGATTAATTGCAGAAGAAGATGAGGAAGATTAAATGGCTATAGGTCAATTAGAAAACATAAAAAATGTTGCGTTAGATTTTGTAACTCCAGATCCTGATTTTTCTAGGGATGAAATAAATCAAAGAAAACAAAAAAGAACAACATTGTATTCTGCGTTAGATGAATTAAACAATACATCTATTGGAATTAACGATGAAGGCACAGATTTGTTATTAAAAGATTTACCCAAAAAACATCCGTATTGGAAAACTTCTGAGGGTGCTGAACAAAAAAAACTTATAAAAAAAATTCTTAAATCTTTAGATGGCAAATATGAAATGACTTACCAAGAATTATCATTTGATAATGATTGGGTTAATGCTCATAGAAAATTTTATAAACAAGAAACTGGCAACAATTGGACAGGAACAGACTCAGCTTTAACAGAACATTATTTTGAAAAATATAATGATTTTACTAATGCTATGGCTAAAACTGCATATCAAGGTTTAACAGATAATTTTTGGTTTTCTAATTTTGATGATGATACTTTAAAACTTTTATCTCAACAATATGACACTTTTCATAGAACAGATATGACAGGTTTAGGTTCTCGTAATTTTCTTAATCAAGCTGCAGATTTTGTATTGCAATCTGGAACTGATCCTATAACAATAGGTTCTATATATGCTACAGGAGGTGCATCAACATTAGCATCTAAAGCTGCGGCACCTTTTGTTATGAAAAAATTAGTAAGCGATACCATAGCCAAAAGAGCATCACAATTAACAGGTGCTAGTGTTGTATCTGGAACACTTGGTGGTGGTATTGATGCCAACTTGCAAATGGTAGAGCAAAGAATGGAAGGACAAGAAGAATTAAATATTGATCCAGGAGAGGTTGGCACTATGGCAGCCATTTCTGCTGCAATCCCCCCTGTTCTTGCAGGTGCTAATGTCTTAGTTAGTAAAGTTACTCCATTTATTGATGATGTAATAGATGTTCCTAGACAAATATTAAGAACTTTAACAAGTCCTGTTAAACAAACTATGAAAGGCACTACAAGAGGTAGAGGTGCTGCTGGTTTTGGTATGTTAGAGGCACAAGAAAAATCTATTATTAGAGGAAGAACAGGCACTACAAATGAGGATTTTACTAAGATTCTTATTGATGATGTTATTAATCCTGCTAGTGCTTCTATACAACAAGGATTTGGCTCTTTAAAATATACAGACATTAATCCTGCTAGTCAAAGAAAGATAAGTAATTTAATAGCAGATTTTAGGCTTAACAATACTTTAGATCCTAATATAGAAACTAAAGAACTTGATAGAATTTTAAATGTTATGTATGATTCAAAATCATTAGATGATTTTGTAGTTGCTAATAAATTAGGAATGATAAATCCAGATAAATGGCCTAAGAAATTTTTAAATATGTCTATTCCTGGATCTATGAAATCAAATGTTGCAGGAAATACTTGGAGAGATTTACGCAACGAAGTTTATGATTTAGCACAAAAAGAATTAAGAACAGGAACCAAGAACACATATAAAAAATATATGCAATTGTATGATGATATTAAAGAAGTTCAAAAAGGTAATTTAGCTAACAAAGGTGAAGTTGCACTTTGGAATTCTTTAAATCAAGCTAATAGTAGATTTAACACCATGTTGGAAAACAATAGCATTGGTCAATATTTTGTTAAAATTAAACAGCATAAAGATAAAGCAAGTGCAAATGCAAACAAAGGTGATATATTAAATCAAAACCAAGAAATAATTAATGCTCAACTCCAGTCAGAAGAATTATTAACATTTATATTACAAGACAAAAAAGCATATTCATCATTAATGCAATTTAAAACCGCTTTAGGAACTGTTGACGAAACAACAACTAATGTGCAAAAAGCTATTAATGCTTCTAATAAAGCAGACATAGAACTTAATGCACAAAATGCTAAATTAGGCCAAGCACAAATGGATCTAAGACCTAATGTTGATCAACCTGCTACTGCTAATTCTTATAATCAAATAATCGGAACAATTAAAGCATCATTAGGTGATTACTTAGATGAACAAGCAGTAAAAGCTGCTGGAACTACTGATGTTCCTTATGCTGCATTAGATGAATTAATAAGTAGACCAAATGGAATAAAGTTAATTACAGAATTATTTCCAGAACAAGCAGTTTTTTATAAAGGTTTGGAATCTTTGAAAAAAACATTACAAGAAAAAGTTAATAAAAAAGCGGGCCAATCTGTCATTATTAATATGACAGTTGCTAGGATGGCTACTGATTTAGGTAGTAGTGCTGCAGGTAAATTTGGTGCTTTTGCTGCTCCTGTAGCTTCTGTTCCATTACTACAAAGGATGCGTAACACATTAGGTGATGCTAGATGGCAAAGAGCAATGGCACAAACTATACAAAACAATGGTGAAATACCAACTTGGTTTACTAAGTTCTTACAAAAGACAACTAAGTATAGTGATGCCGATATAACTCAATTACAAAAAGATTGGAACTTACTTACTTATGGAACTGCTGTGCCTAAAAACCAACAGAATATTGATGAAGAATTAAAAGATAAAGATGGAGGAATGAAAATACCATTTACAGGTTATTCTTTAAAGGAAATGTATGGTGATAGTGCTAGTAAAATGTTAGGACAATAATATGAATGAAATGCAAAGAATGTTGTTATCTGGGATGTCAAATTCAAACATGCCCTTTACCAATCAACAAACAGGAGAGGTGTTACCAGAGGCTACAGAGTATATAGAAGAGCAACAATTTGATAGTCAAGGCAGACCTATACCTATAAGTGAAACTATGTTAGCAACTGAAGCAGTTCCTAAATTTATGGATCCAGTAGATGCTGCAAACGACATAGGGCAACAATTATTAAAAGAATGGCAAAAAGGTTTTGCAGATTTTTTTAGTAGCAACAACAAAGGAATGTTAACTCCAGTTACTAAAAAAGTTGAAGAAAAAAAACAAACAACATTTACAGGTCATCCTTCCGAAATAATTAAAACACAAGAACCTTCTAGGCCAGGATGGATGTTGCCTAGAGATTCAGAAGGAAACATTAATGGAAATTATTGGAGTGTAAATACAGAAGATCCTTACTGGCAGACACAAGAAGGATATGAAGAGGCTATGAATCTTTATGGTGAAAAACCTGCATGGGTTAATAAACCAACAGAAGAAGAAGAATTTGTAGATTTAGCAGTACAATCTATTGCACCAAATTTGAAAAAATATTTTTAATATGAAGAACTTTATACAAGATTTTGCAAAAGGTTTATTTAACACAGGTGGTAATTACAAACAAACATTTGCCTCAAACGCAGGTAAAGGTATTAGAATGTTTAGTAAAAAACATCCTGCAGGTATGATATTAAGTGCTTTAGGAACTGTAGGAACACCTATGGTTCTTAATAGACTAGATGAACTAGACGAAGATATTGCAAATTATGAACAATTTTGGATAAATAAACAAGGTCATACAGGCGTTCCTAAAATTGAAGATTATAATTCAGAAGATGAATTTACTGAAGATTTTAAATTATATTGGTCTACAAGACCATTAGATATGGAATATCGTTAAATTACAGGTTTTTTTAATGATTGTGCCATTTGTACAGTTAACTCTCCATTAATAGCAAACAACTTTAACATAGCAGACCTAGATATTCCTAGCTTATCTGCTTTAGCATCAATAAGAGCCAAGTCTTTAGAATCTACTTTAATATTAATTTGATGTATTACGCTTTTTTTCATAGTTTATTTATTCATTGTTGTAATACACTTATTATACATTGAGTAAACTATTACAACTTACAAACACCATCTTCGCAGTCATCTTCTGATGGGGCAGATATGATATATTCGTTATCATTTAACACAGGTTTAATTTTTACAGGATTAGATAAATTACCAACAGTAAATTGTTGTAGAAGATTCTCATATGTTCTTACACTACATCTCTTAACATACTTATCATAAGCCTCTTCAAATTTAAGGCCCAATACTCTTGCTCTTGTTCCATAATCTTTAGCAAGTTCTACTATTAATTCATCTCTGGTAAGTGTTTCCATTTTTCTCCTGTAGGTATCATTTCTATTTTAATATTTGGAGTATCACTCCATCTCTTGACAGTCATTATCTTAACAACTTGGCGATCATCTAAGTATAAGACACCATTCAGAGAGTCTAAGA